ATGCATCGCAAACGGCACGGTATGACAGAAAAGTCGCGATTGTCCCTGTCGTCGGCGGGCAACAAGAAGAGCAATAAAGTGACGAAATTGAATGGTGAAACAGCCACAAAAGAGCAGGGATATGGTGAAAACCAATGGTGAAACAATGGTGAAATAAGATTTGGGTCACAAAAAAACCGCCTCTCGGCGGTTAACGACATACTCATACTACTTTGTTTTACTTAGATTTGTTTCCATGGTGCCCGGGGCGGGACTTGAACCCGCACAGCCATAAGCCGAGGGATTTTAAAAACTCTTAGAATAATTTGCAAATCAATCAATTACGTAAAATCAGTAAGTTACCAAACACGATGGCGGGTTAGTTTGGGTTGTTGTGGGGGTGGTAGTCACAGTAGTTTAAGCTAAGTTTAATGCTCAGAAAGAATCATGTGCACTTACAAACTCATACTTAATCTGACGTCCTTGCTATTCTGGATGTGATCAGATCTGGCAATCGACTCAATACCAGAAGCAAATATTTAAATAATACAAACTTTCATATAGACACCGACTTTAATATTTCACAAGGCAATCTCTATCTATTAGTCGGTAAATGGATTCTTTAAATGAATGTCATTCCTATTTTTTGGATGAAAAACAGATTATTTATTCTATTTATTTTCGCTGTTAACGAGCAAGAGAGAATTGAAATAATTCAGCAGGAACCATTATTGATAAATATTATTTTATTTTTCAGAATTCCATTAATGTGCCTTTTTCTTCTCGTTATTTTTTCATTCTCGCAAGGCTTTTCATTTTTTTGGGTGGGATATTTTAATCTAGCTATCAGTTCGATTGCATCTTTTTTTTCGATCTCTGACAAATTAAAAAAACCAATTTTATTATAGCCAAAATATGCACAAAGTAGATAGGCTTTCCCTATTTCATTTTTGCTTTTAATTTTGTTTTTTAATAAAATAGCAATAACTTGTTCTCTGATTTTTCGCCGAAGAGTTCTCTCATATCTACCTGTAAGTGTTCTAACTAGCTGTTGCTCTATTGTACTTCCTCCTTGAATGATTTTTTTCGTTAATTTTAGATAAATACACCTGATGATAGCTATTGGATCCACCCCATAGTGTAAGGGGTTTCGGTGATCTTCAGCTATTACTAAAATATCATAATAGTAGTCATCTATCATTAATAATGATTTTCTTTCTTTATTAATAAAATCAACACAGGTATTCAAATCTCTGACTATTTTTTTATTATTACATAAAATCATGCAAGCGATGAAATGAGGAATGGTAAGTATTATTAAAAATAGTCTCACTTTTATCTTAAAATTCTTCACTTTGAAAGTCAGCAAGTCCACGAGCATCGGCTGCAGTTGTTGTAAAAACCCCCATAGTTTTTAACTTAGCTCGATTTAAGGAGACAACTAATGATGAAGGTCTTTGAGCACCATTATCATCACCTTTTAAAGATATATGTATATTCATTTTGTTTGGTCTTAAATAATATCTTTCTATTGTTAATAGTACGTCCCCTGTATTCCTGTTTTTACCTATATATTCCCTACGATGCCCATTTTTTTCTATGTCATATATTTTTTCAATTTTCCCTATCGCTTTTGTTGCTGATTCATTAATTAATGTGAGAACAAAGAATGAAGATAATCCTTCATAGGTTTTCATTGCTGAATTTTCAGTCGTTATCTTTAGATAAAAAACACCAGATAATGATGGTGGTTTTTTGAATATGTCTTTGATTAGAAATACGACAATACTACTAATAGCAAAAACTAAAATTCCAGTAACTAAATTTTCTAAGTTATTAGGAGAAGATGAAACAGCAAATTTTTTAATTAATTCTATCAAAGGATACCCCCCAGTTTGATTTTTAATCATACAACATACGCTGCATTTTGTAAGTCAATTTATGCTATTGATGGTAATCCAACATTAACAAGGTTTACAGTATCAGAAATTTCGTATATGCACAGATTAAGTTTTGAAGATGTGTACGGAAATTTTAAAATTATGTAACCTACTATAAATCAAAATGTTAACGTCGGTTACTTGCTCTTGGCTTACTATCAAATTTTAACAGCCATCATTACCCCTGAGAGCTTGATATTCCAACAATATAATAATTCGTTTTTGGATGCTTATTACAAAAAACTCTAACCTTCTTATTATTCATTACATTATCACATTATTAAGTTTTCGAAATGCGGTCATATGGATTCAAACTCACTGCCGCTTCTAAATGATCCGGTGCAAAGTGACTATAACGCATGGTCATCTGGATAGTGGAGTGCCCGAGGATTTGTTGCAGTACTAATATGTTGCCGCCGTTCATCATAAAATGACTGGCGAAAGTATGGCGTAGAACGTGGGTTAACTGGCCGGTAGGTAGCACCAGTTTAGCCCGGTCGATAGCTTGACCAAATGCATCATAGGCATTAGCGAATAAGCGCCCTTTCATCTTTGGAATTAGTTTATGCAGTTCCGCAGAAATAGGGACTGTACGGTTCTTTTTACTCTTGGTATTGATATAAGTAATTTTATTTGGCATCACCTGAGCTTGTCTTAGTTGTTCCGCTTCACTCCAGCGCGCACCGGTAGCCAGACAGATACGAACGATGATACCGAGATCTTTGTTGCTGGAACTGTCACACTCATGCAGCAGACGCTTAATATCGTCTTCATAAAGAAAAGTTAACTCGTTTTCGCTTTCACGAAATAACCTGACACCATCCAACGGATTAGCATGATTCCAATGCCCTAGCCTTTTCAACTCATTAAAGACAGCTCGCAGATAAGCATGTTCGCGATTGACCGTTGCCTCTTTTGGCGGTTTAACGATTCCGTGTTTTGGCTTACGGCTAAATTCACCGGCTAAACGCTGCTTGCGATAATTGGCGAACACTTCCCGGTCAAAATCAGCAACAGCAGGATCGCCCAAGTTATCACACAGGATATTGAGTTTATCTAATCTTGCTTTACCGTCACTCAAAGAGCGCCCGTGGAGTTCATACCACTGACCGACCAATGTTTTTAGCCTCTGCGCGGCAGTCTCTGCCGGTGTGTAGTCAATATCCAGATCACCACGTTGCGCTAACTGCTCACGTTCAAAGCGCAACGCCTCACCGCGAGTAACAAAGGTTTTCCTAACCCGCTTACTGTCACGGCCATCTGAGTAAAAATCACAGACCCACTTCCCGTTGGGTAACTTCCGTACTGCCATAAATAAGTCCTCAAGAATAATCCCTTGGGCTTATTTACTGTATATAAAAACAGTAGTCAATGTTTGATATACAACACGACAAACATCTGATTAAAAACTAACGTGTACAGGTTTTCTTTGATTTACTGATAGAGCCATCATTACAGACAAATTTCCCATTTTCACAATGGGATACCCCTCCCTTTTTACCGGAACAGGGATAGTTTTTTGCCATAGTGATTGTAGGTAAAGATAAAAGAAGAATACCGATTACAGCACTAGCTAATAATTTCATTAGATTATTATTCCATTAGTGCGCCGATTATTAATAGCCCGTAATTTCACCGACAACTTTCGCCAGTATATTAACCTCACTAACCGGCCAATTAACATCATTGATACGCCATACATCACCGGGTAAACGAGCAATATTGCTAATCGAGGTCACACCTGCTTTTTCAATCAACCAAAGGCCGTCAGCAACATTTTTAAATTGGCGTTCGACCAGAAAATAGCGTTTCTCATTAGGGAACGAAATTAATTCAGGTTCAATAATCTGAACGGGTAGTAACTCTGAATCCAGCAATATAGGGGATACATCTATCAGTAAACCATCTTCAAGGCTTTTATGAGCAACAGACTTTGCGGTTTCATGTGCGGCAGGTTTAACCGGTTCCTGAGGTTCCCCCTCACCAGTTGCAAGCCAATGTAATGAAACACCAGTTTCTAAAGCACAGAGCACAATCTCTTTGCCCGGAAAGTAATCACGTTTGATCCAAGTGCTGATAGTTCCCGTTCCTGCACCTAGATAAGCCGCTAATTCTCTTTGTACTTTAAAACCATAGGCTTGCATCATTCTTTCTACTGCTGCAATCCCGCCGCTTAGTTTTTTATCATCCACGCTCGCAAAAACCCCTCTACATACTCGCATATGCATAGTTTAATTCGTGAATTGATGGCAAATACCCACCAACACCTATATTAACCACCATCAAACAGGATGCCCTATGAATCAGAACCTTGCAATAACAGTTACGTCTCCCTATCTGTCCCTAACTGAGTTCTCAAAATTGAGCGGAATCCCTTATGAAACCTGCCGTGGCATGGTGAAAGATGGTCGTCTACCTATCCGCCAGAAAGTTCGCAAAATGGAAAAGGTTCTCGTAAATATGATCGCTCTCACTAAAGAAGCGGCGAACCAGTAATGTACGATATTCAAATTTGCCAACTAATTGTCGGCATATGTGAGGAAGTAAGCCATGTTTGATTTTTCAGTGTCCAAACATCCGCACTTTGACAACGCCTGCCGTCAGTTTGCTTTAAAGCATAATTTAGTTGAGTTGGCAGCAAACGCAGGGATCTCGGCGCAAGTGTTGCGTAACAAATTGAATCCTGAGCAGCCACACCGCCTAACCGTTGACGAACTACTGTGCATCACCGACCTGACCGAAGACCCAACGTTATTAGACGGCCTGCTGTCACAAATCAATTGCATGCCGTCAGTGCCAGTCAATGAAGCCTGCCCCGGCAATATCCCGACTTATGCGCTACATGCTACAGCCGCCGTGGGTTCTATTGCAGCCGCTGCGGTACAAGGCAACCATAAAACAGCATTCAGCAAATCAGCCCTTCTGGATAGTGTCAATACTGCGATTCGCCATCTGTCTCTGATTGGCCTGACAGTGCAATGTCGCATTCAGTCAACCCCCGCGCTTGCTTCAACCGTTGATGTTATTAGCGGCTTGAGTGCTGTAGCTGGTTTGAGTTGAGGTGTCTTTATGATTATTTCTATTGCCCCATTGTTGAAACAGCAAAGCCCGGTAAACCTGCGCCATTTCGGTAACGGTGTGCTGGAGTTGAAGAGCGGCCAGCGCTGGAAGCCGGGAAGTAATCAAAAGGCGCTTTTACAAGAATTGTCCTCTGCAAAGAAGACGCCAATATTACGTCGTCTGTTTGGGCGTTGATTGGGGGTTATATGCTGCAATTAACGGAAGCTGAAAAATTAAGAATGACGGGTATTGCTCGTATTGCTGAATTAAAAGAAACGCATTTCCGTAATAGAAAGAATGTTGCTCAGGAGGCTTTTGATAAATCACCGGCACATTTGCGTAAAACAATCTGTTTTCATGCCGGGTTAAAAAGCCGTCATGTGAATATGCAGTTTTCAGAATTAACTCCAGCAGAAAGAGAATCTGTTGTTGAAGCGTTGAATTACTTAATTGAGTTTACTCGTTCGTTGCCGTCATTTATTAGTAATGATGACTGTGTACTGAATATTATTAATTAACCCCAACCACAATATATGGCGTTTTACTCGCCGGGTTTCGTATTGCCTAAAAACAGGAATTATCTATGCAAAATTCAGCACACAAAATATGGATGGGTGTAGACCCCGCCAAACCGGGCAGTGAGCGCTCAGTCACAATGATGTCAGTTGAATCAATGGAACTAATGCTTAATGAAGCGCGCATGGATGAAAGAAAAAATCAGGCCGCGCTAGTTTCATTTCGTCTAGATGAAATTGCCAATCAAATTCTAAACCGAGAGCTGAACGGCGTAGAAGCGGCGGAGCTGCTTAACCAAGTAGCAGAGGGAATACTCAACCAAGCGCAGGCGCAACACTGATGACTGCCGAAATTATCATTGATGCTCGTTACGCAATTACTTTGCGTGAGCCAACCCGAACTCTAAATCGCATTCCAAACCTCGTTCTTCACGAGATTAAATTCACTAAAGAAAATGAAAGGGTGTTAGCCGTAATTGCTCATTATCCGACAAGGGTTAGTTTAGTAAGTGATCTAATTCATCATCGTATTTATCGTTCAGGCATTAATTCTATTCCGGCACTGGTCGAGGAAACTAAACGCCTTGCTGAATTATGTGAGAAAGGATTTAAAGATTTTCACTCTCCTAACTTATTACCTAAATAAAGGATTTATTATGCATATTAAAATCGGTGAAAAACACGTTGTTACTTCTGACAGTCTGCAATTTATTCTCAATGAAGTAAAAGTAAGCCAAAAAGGTAAAAGTGAGGGGCAGGAACGTTTAGAGCCAATTGCTTATTATCCAACTATTGCACAACTGGTTGAGGGATTAATAAAGCGCAATATAGGTGAAGCTCAGATTAATAGTTTTGCATCGCTTGGGAATGAAATTGGTCGCATAGGTAAACTGTGCCAAGAAGCCTTTTCAGCCAAATGACCGATTCAATCCGTGGCCGCATTACCCCAACTCCGCCGTTGCCTTATCCGGGCAGCGGCGCTGCTGTTCCTGCCTATGCCTATCCCGGCAGCAAACCGCGCGAAACCTTGCCCGGCATTCAAAGACCGCTTACCCGTGAACAACTGATACAGGGGCAAGCTGTTTTAGCCAATATCCATAATCTGCCCCACTTCCTGCGTAGCCAGTTTATTTCTCGCTATCAATATCTGTTAGCCAATAAAGGTTTAAGCGACGCTAACAAATGGCTGGTGTTTGTTTTTGACCAGCGTATCTGGCCGCGTATTCAGGTGGTCAATAGTAAAAATGTTATGCGCCTCAGTGCGTCAATGAGCTTTTCCACTGATGCCCCAACCTATGCCAGCCTCGCGGGTATGCATGATAAAGAGCTGCGCCGCTTTGCCCGCAAAATCGGTGATGAGCTAATGGTGGCGTACAACCATCATTGTGATGAATGCATTAAGGCTAATCAGGGTGACAGGGCCGTTTTATTGCAGGCCGATACACAGGTACGGATATTCGGCGATCTTGCCAGAATGGCGCGCGCTTTTAATATCACCCCGATGCACTGGCGCAAATATCTGAAAGGTCGGTTAGATATCGCCTCAGCTATCGCCAGCCTATCACGGCTGGTTAATCCTGAATGGTGGGAGCGCAAACTCAAAGCACAGCGCACCCGCTGGCGGGAAGCGTTATTGATTGCTGTCGGTAATGTTAGCCGTGATAAGTCAGCGTCTTCTTATGCCAGTAAGCAAGCAATCCGCGAAGTGTTCGCCCGTCGTCAGTCTAATCTGGAATATCTCAAAAGTTGCCAGTTAGAAAATATTGAAACCGGTGAGCGCATCGACCTGATTGATAAGGTGATGGCGAGTATTTCCAATCCAGAAATTCGCCGTATGGAGCTAATGAGCACCATCGCCGGTATCGAAAAATATGCAGCTTCACAGAAGCACGTCGGCATGTTCCTGACCGTCACCACCCCGTCAAAATATCACCCGACCCGCGTTATCGGTAAAGGGGATAACGAGAAAGTCCAGCTTAACCATAAGTGGGACGATGAAGCCTATTCCCCCAAAGACGGTCAGCGCTATCTCTGCAACATTTGGAGCAAAATGCGCACCGCCTTTAAAGACAATAAATTAAGCGTCTACGGAATGCGGGTGGTTGAGCCGCACCACGACGGCACCCCGCACTGGCACATGATGCTGTTTTGTGGGCGCCGCCAGCGCCAACAGATTATCGACATCATGCGCCGCTATGCGTTGAAAGAAGACAGTGACGAGCGCGGGGCCGCTAAATACCGCTTTGAGTGCAAGCACCTGAACAAAGGCGGGGCCGCTGGTTACATCGCTAAATACATTGCCAAGAATATCGACGGCTATGCGCTTGAGGGTGAACGTGACCATGAAACCGGCGAACTGCTGACTGACTCCGCTGCGGCGGTAACAGCGTGGGCGGCAACGTGGCGCATCCCTCAGTTTCGCCCGATTGGTCTGCCCTCGATGGGGGTCTATCGCGAGTGTCGTCGTATCCGCTCTATTAGTCTGGCCGAGACTTTCGACGAAACCGTGGAGGCTGTGCGCCATGCGGCTGATGAGGGTGATTTTGCGGCCTACATCATGGCACAAGGTGGCACCAATTGCGGCAATCAGACCGTCCGGTTAGCCAAGCGCGTCGCCGATGAACTTAACGCCTATGACGAGGAAGTGCAGAAAGTCGTCGGTATCTACGCGCCGCATTTGGGCGCCGACCACATTCATGAAACCCGCACAACCCAATGGCGCATCGTTGCTGGTGCCGTTGACGTTGAGCTTTTGACTTTGAAAAGCGCCTCTGGCGCGCCTCGGAGTTCTGTCAATAACTCTCCGGTAGAGCAAAAAATAGTCGAACCGGAGGAGGCCATAGACAGAACATTAGAAGAAAAAACAATCGATTTCACCGCACTCACCGATGCAGAACGCCGGGCCTTACTGCGCAGGATTAAAAACGCGCCGGTAGCAACGATTAAAACTAATCCATTGACGCCAGCCGAGGAATTATCACGCCAGGTATCAGCCGAAAAGGCCGCCCAGCGGCAAGAAAAAACCGTACAACTGGCACCAGTGACAACAAAAATCCGCGATTTTGCCGAGTCAATCGGGCTTTCCATCAGCAAACAGCAAGCGCAATCACTGGCTTGTGGCGCAACGTTGACCATCGGCGGCCAGAACTGGCGGGCAAGAGAGGATTGTTGTTTGTATCAGTGCCAACCAACCTCCGCCCAGCGGGCATTTAGCGTCATGAGCCGAGTGGCGAAATTACGAGAGGGAGTCAACCGTGAAAGTCACCAACATTAATTACACCGACACCCTTTGCACATTGTCAGCCGATGAACAGCGAGTTGCTCAACTGCTTGGCGACGCATGGAATCAATATTTACAGCTTTCGATTGAACATCCTTGTGAACGTGACGAGTTCTGCCGAGCCATTCACGATTGCCAGAGGATCATATTGGCCCGCCCAGCAATTCGTGGGCTGGCTGAAAAAGGTCAGGGGTACAAAAAATGACAACTGCAAGTGACCGTAAACGCGCCCAGCGCCAGCGTGATAAAGAATTAGGTATAACTAGCCTTACCCTGCGTTTGGAGGCGCAGGAGTTGGCTATGGTACTGGAGGGATGCGAACAGCGCCGCATTGCTCGTCAGCCTTATGAGGTGACCGAGTATTTAGCCAGTTTGATCCGCCAAGATAATAAGCTACTACATAAGCAGCTTGCAGAGTTGAAGAAAAGTAGCTGTAAGCGGTGTTGGGATACGCTGCCAGGTGATAAGGCTGGCTGTTGTTTACAAGGGGATTCGGAGTGTTGGCAGACATTGGGGTATAAGAGGTTGATGTTGGATACAATTTAGCTTAGGCGCTAAAATGTGATCTAATACACATTAAATTCTCTTCACTATGTTGCTGATGGATGCAACTATTGTCACCTGTAAGCATACGGTTATATGACGACTTAAGATGCAAATAATATGCATTTATTATTATATTAAATGTAAATCATTAGCAGACAGTTTAGCGGGAGATTTAAGTGTTCAAAAAAATTAGTAAAATAAAAAATATTGCGGTTTATAATAACTTTATCTGGGATAATGAAGTAAAAGAGTCAAACGGACAAATATCAGAGTTTCGTACCGTAAATATTCTCTATGGTAGAAATTATTCTGGGAAAACCACTTTATCTAGAATATTTCGTTCGTTAGAGACTAATATGTTATCTGATAAGTATAAAAAGCCAGAGTTTAACTTGGAAACATTAGATGGAGAGTCAATAAGTCAATTAAATATAGGACACCATAACCTAAATATACGCGTATTTAATGAGGACTTCATAAAAGATAATTTAAAGTTCATTTCAAACTCTGATGAAAGCATTAATTCATTTGCAATATTGGGTGAGAATAACAAAAACTTAATAGATGAAATAAATATTAAGGAATTTGAATTAGGAAGAGAGGATGATAAAAGCAGTAAATTAGGTAAATGCTTAGAAAGTAAAGAACAACACATTGCTTTAAAAAGACAATATTCTAACAGCAATGCATCTTTGGATGAAAAGCTAACAGAGAAAGCCAATAATAAAAAAACCGGAATAAAACATAACAGTAGATTCGGAGACGCAAATTATAACAGGACAAAATTGCAGACTGATATAGACTTAGTTCTAAATGGAAAGTATCACCCAATTTCTGATATAGAGACCCTCGGTTTAGAAACACTTCTTAAAGAAGATGTAAAAGAAAGAATATCCCAACTACCAATACTAATATTATCCTTAACTAATCTTTTACAAAAAACAAAATATTTGGTTGAGAAAGAAATATCTGCGGCAAAACCTATTGATGAGTTATTAAAAGATCATGCGCTTGAGTCGTGGGTAAGAACTGCAAGAGCATTCCATGAAAACAAGAGAAATACATGTGGTTTTTGTGGTTCAAAATTATCAGTTGATATCTGGGCTCGTTTAGATCAACACTTCAATAAAGAGTCTGAAAAATTACATAATGATATAGATAATCTTATCGTAGATATCAAAAATGAAAGAAAAAAAATATCAGAATTATTAAACGTAAGTATGGCTGATTACTATTCTAAATTTAATATTGAGATCTCTTCAATTAATGAAAATGCAAAGAAAGTTAAAGATGAATATATATCTAGCCTAGATAAACTGGTCTCGTATCTAGCTAAACGAAAGATGAATATCTTCTCAGCTAACAAATTAGAAGAAATAAGTGATTGCTCTGAAAACTTTAGATCTTTGTATAGCAAACTTGACGAAGTAAATATTCAATCGAATAACTTCACATTAAAACTTAGCTCAGAAAAGGAATATGCAAAAAAAACCTTAAGGCTGAATGAAGTGTTCAGATTTGTAAATGACATTAATTACGTAGCAGAAAAAGATAAATTAAACATTCTTTGTACAGATGTTTCCAATGCACTCAAACGTACTAATAGTATAGCTGCAGAGATAGCGCTAACACGACAAAAAATAGCAATATTAAAGGCGAAAATGAATGATGAAAGTAAAGGTGCTGACAGCGTAAATATCTATTTAAACAACTTCTTTGGTCATAAATCACTTTCATTGCAAGCCAAGGAAAATGAAAATGGATTTAAATTTGAAGTCGTAAGAAATGAAGAAAAAGCACATCATTTAAGTGAGGGAGAATGTAGCCTAATCGCTTTTTGTTATTTTATGGCAAAATTAAAAGACACTAAAACAAAAAATTTAAAACCTATTATTTACATTGATGATCCTATATCAAGCTTGGATAACAATCACATATTTTTCATTTTTAGCCTTATTAATAGTGAAATAGTAAAAGTAAGAGACTTTAGTCAACTTTTTATTTCAACACACAATTTAGAATTTTTAAAATATTTAAAAAGAATTGCTCCCAAAGACTCAGCCAATAAAACCATCGAAAGAAAATATTTTATTATTGAGCGAGTAGCTTCGGGAAGCTCAATTAAAACAATGCCAAAATACCTTAAAAATTATGTAACGGAATTTAACTACCTTTTTCATCAAGTATTTAAATGCGCAAATGCTGTCGATACCATTGTTGATGAACAACACGATTGCTATTACAACTACGGTAATAATGCAAGGAAATTTTTAGAGTCTTTCTTATATTTTAAATATCCTAACGCAAATGAAAAAGACAACACTAAACTTGAACGCTTTTTTGGGTTTGACTCATTATCAACAGTGATAACCGAGAGAATTACGAATGAGTATTCTCATCTTGAAGGGGTCTTCGAAAGAAGTACCAGCCCAATCGATGTACCAGAAATGAGGCGCTCAGCCCAATTCATATTGAGGAAAATAAGAGAAAAGGATCCTGAGCAATATTCAGCCCTACTTGAAAGTATTGATAATCCTATAGAGACTTTCTAATAACGTTATTAAAGGCGATTCTAGATAAAGCACCTCTCAGAACCATTTAGAGAGGTGCTTTTGTATTTCATCTACAATATCGAATCGTTTCGACCCAAGAAGACAGGGTGGCGCACATGCATTCAGGAGGTGATTTTTTGGCATATTTGAGGAGGATTGAAGCACAGACCGCACCCCGCTCCGCGCGCTCCCCCGCCCGCGCTTTGTGTGACTAAATATTCAGTTTTTATGCAGTTAGAAAAATGCTAAAAACCCAGTATTGGCGCGGCTTAGATAATGATTAAGGGGTGAATAGAATGATGCGGATTGTTGCGTCTTGAACTTGCAGGGCTGTAGTGGCCAGCTTACTAAACAATTTGAGTAATTATCACAGATTTTCGAGGTGGCCGTAGCGGCTTGCTCTTTTAAAATCGTGACACGGCACAGAAACAAAATCAAGAGTCTTGTGACATGTCACAGAAAGGAAAATCCGTGGGATGTGACAGGCAGTTCGGGAACACTTAGTATAAAATGTTGGGCAATTATTATTTTAAAAGGAATGTGAGAAATGGCATCAATACTATTTTCACTTTTAGGTGTACTTGTAGGAACTATTGTACCTTTTGTTGTTTATCGACACACAGTGTGGAAAGATAAATACAAATTAGACATCGAATTAATTGCTGAATATGAAAAAAAACCATGTAATAAATATCTTGTTGAAAAGTTATTTTTCTGGCTAACAAAATGTCAAAATACTACTTTCGATGAAATTAGTTTACTATTAAATTCTACCCATCCATCAAGATCTATCTTGTTTTTTGAACATGCTAATTGGCATTCAAAAGTTTGCTATGTAGTCAATGATAACCTAGCTATCTATGCAGATGGTTTCGAATCTAAAACCAAAAGAAATATAAAAAAGATAGGTTATTTTATTTCATATCTTATCTGTTGCGCTGTACTGGTAATGGCATATACATTCATAATCAGCAATGAAATAATAACTAATCCTGAGATCTTCCATTCAAACTCAACTCTAATTAATGAACTTGGTCGTATTATAGTCTGGATATTTATATCACTACTTTTTCTTGCGCTCGCATTCTGGAGCTTATATATAGGAAATAGTATCTCTATGGCTGAAAATTTCATTAAACACTTCAACAACCAGCCCAATGAACTTCACAGCCCTATCGAGAATGAATCACCTATCAGCGCAGAGCTAGATAGCGCTGAAACATCCCCGAACTAGTTAGCCCGCAGAAACCAACAGCTCATAGGGGCGGAACCTCACCACTTCCTCCCCTACCCAGTCATTAATTTCCATCAGGCGCTCTTGCAGGGGGGCAAGTTCGTTGATGGCAAACACCCGTGCGGCTTTCTCCACATCACCGAAACCACCGGTATTATTGGGTAAAATACCCATCAGTTGCGGCGGCACACGCTGCATGGCTAACTGGTCGTCGCGGGTGACATTCTTAATACTGGCAAACTCATCTTTCGCCGCCACTTCTGCCAGTGGGATTACCTGTATGCCGTCTTTTTTACCGGCTGGGGCGTACATAAACAGATTGCGGAAATTGCCCGGCCCTTTGGACTCTTTTAGCGCCTTGCGTAAGGCGTCGATATCCTCCTGTTTATGGGCGGCGTCGTTCATATACAGGATAAATCCGGCGTGACTGCCATTCAGGTAATATTTGCGGCGAAAAAGTGTTGCGGCTTCATTCAGCCAAGTGGAGTTTAGCGAGGCGAGATATTCAGGGACACCGTAGATCTCTTGGTTAATATCTGGGTCTAGCAGGTGAAAAACGCTATTTGCTTCAAAGGGGTGTGGATTGGCATAGGATGAGACATACCAATAGGTATCCGACTCCACACCTCGGCGGGTATATTTTGCTGGGCTGGGAACCAGTTTCATGATGCCGCCCAGCCGGTTATAGCGGGCCTCTAAAAATGAGTTGGCGAACACCAAAAAATCCAGCGCATAACGGCTAAAATCCTGCTTGGATAGCAGCCGATGCGGCTCAAACAGGCTAACCAGTACATTACGTTTCATATAGATAGGTGAGCTGTGATGCACTGCCGCCCGAAAGGACTTAGCCAGGCCATTGAACGATACCGGCGGCTCATACCAGCGATCCATTACTGCACATTCCAGATAATCCAGAATATCGCGCTGATCCATCATCGGGATTGGGTCGTCAAACGTAAACGCCTCGGCTTGTGGGGTGCTATTGCTCGCCATAGCTGTTGTCACCTTGGCCGAGCGGCTTTTCCTGTTGCGTTTACTCATTAATACATCTCCATCACACTGGTGTTATTGCTGTTAATGCCCTCAAGAGGCTCATGGAATAAGGCGTGCATAATGGCCCATGCCACATCGCCGTGGCTGACGTCTTTGGAGCGGTCAGTGACAAAAGTGGCATTGCGGCCGGTGGCGGTCATGGTTTTGCGGATCGACATAAACGCAGTGGCAATATCAATGCAGCCCGCGTCAAACTCCAGACGGCCGCCCTGAATAATATTTTTGGCCTTATAAATCAGGTCAGCTTTCATTTCTAAGCTGTAGTGAATGGCGTTCACCGCCGGGAAGAATTGCCGCACTAATTGCGTCACGGAACGGCCCAGACCGGTATCATCAATGCCGATATAAGTGACGTTATAGCGCTCAGTAATTTTTTTGATATTGCTGGCCTGGTCGGCAAAATCCATGCCTTTCCATTGATGGCGTTCCAATACTCGGAATTTACCGCCCGCCACCACTGGCGGTGCAATGACAGCACAACCGGCGCTATCGCCGGTGCTGGCCGGGTCGTAGCCAATCCACACTGGCCTATCACCAAACGGGCGCAGCGCCAACAGTTTGACGTCTGTCCATTTTTCCCAGCTATCCACCATGCAGCGCTGCATTTCGGCCAGTTTGAACGTGGAGGCGTTATCGTCAATAAAGCCGCACATAAACAGATTTTCAAAATCTTCCTCGCTGTTTTCATTGCGTAATTCATCAATATCAAACAGGTCGCAGCCACCCTTTAATGCATCTTCAATGGTGACAATCTGGCGGTACTGCTTATCTTCACACAACCGGCCAGCGGCCAGCCGGGGATAGCTGACATCAATTTCAATGCGTTTATCTTTGGCTTTGCCTTTGTTAAACAGCGTGCCAGCCCAGAACGGGTAAGCCTCATGCGAGGTGCTGGACGGCGTAGAAAAATAGGTAGAACGGTATCTTTTTTGTGAGGCCATACCGGATGCGGCGCGGCGTAACTTCTGAAAGCCGGGTATCCAGAAATATTCATCCAGATAGAGATTGCCGGGGCGGCCCTGTGCGGTACTGGCGTTGGTACCGAGAAAGTGCATTTCCGCGCCATTAGGCAAAATAATTACCTCACCGCGCAAATCAACATCCACCTGGCGCGCAGCCGCGACAATGTAGTTTTTAAACTGGTGCGCCTGTGCTTTTGAGGCAGACACAAACATCTGATTGCGGCCAGTGTCGAGCGCATCAAGCAGCGCTTCCCAAGAAAAGAAATAAGTTGCGCCAACCTGACGAGATTTTAACAAGTTACGAATACGGAAATCAGGCGATAAACCGGCTTCATACCAGTTGCGTTGATAGTCGAACATGGATTCATTGAAAATATCTTTCAGTTTGGCAACCTGCGCCTCACTGAATACATTTTTCTGCGCTGCCTTGCGCGTTCCGCTGTTGCGCTTCTCAATATTGGGATTGAGGCAGGCCTCATTACCGCCATCATTGTATTTACCAATGCGGGCGTGGCGTTCGGCTTGTCGGCCCAGCAAATCAATCTCTTTGTAGTCTCTGGCCTCCTTGACAGGTTTCATGATCAGGCGGCAATATTCCGCTGCCGTGGTCAGTTGCATCTGATCCAATGGCCCGTAAGCGTCCCACTTGTCGCGGCGCTTCCAACTGTGTACCGTGACCGCTTTCTCGCCGATCATTTCCGCAATTCGGGCGATACGCAGCCCTTGCCAATACAGATACATGGCTTGACGGCGGGGATCTAAATCGGCATTGATAAGAACGCTTTCCATGTGAAATAGCCTGTTTTATTGCTCAATTGCAGCAAGGCTACCTATCCGCACCTCCCTCATCCCGCATTACGCCTTGTGTCAGCTATGGCACAACAGCGCCTGATTGTTCCGTTGGTCGCCGGTCGCCAACATAGGTCACTACTATCGAATCAGACCGGAATCAATCACATGCCAATATCTAAGTTTTTCCGTGCCGTGGTGGAGGGCGCAACCAGTGATGGCCGCCATGTTCCCCGCGCTCACATCATTGAAATGGCCGAAAGCTACAACCCGGCATTTCGTGGTTCGCGTGCCAATCTGGAACATATCAAGAGCGTTTTACCTGATAGCCAGTTCCGCGCCTATGGCGATATTACGGCGGCCAAATATGAAGAAATCAGTGACGGGCCACTGAAAGGCAAATTAGCGCTGCTTGTCCAGGTGGATGCCACTGACGATTTGGTGAAACTGCGTCAGGCGCGGCAAAAGGTCTACTCCAGCATTGAATATATTGAGAAGTTTGCGGATACCGGCAAAGCCTATTTGACCGGCATTGGTTTTACTGACACTCCTGCCTCATTAGGCGCTGAAATGCTGACATTCTGTGCGCAAAGCGAACATAGCCCGCTGGCATCACGCAAAAGCCAGTCTGACGCCATTTTTACCGAAGCCACCGAAATCAATCTGGAATTTGAAGCCGAGCAGGAGGCTAAACCCAACCTGCTGACCACCATCAAGACCATGTTTACCAAAAAACAAACCGGTGATGATGCGCGTTTTAGCGATGTGCATCAGGCGGTTGAATTGGTTGCGCAGCAGGTTGAGGGGAAATTGTCGGCTATCAGCACATTGGAACAGGCCTTTACAGCACTAAAGACCGCCAACGATGCGACCAAACAAGAACTTACTGAGCTGAAAACCACGCTCAGTAAAACAGACCGTAATTTCTCCCAGCGCGAGCGCTCAACTGGCAGCGACAGTGCCATGTTGACTGACTGCTAATTCACTCCGCTTGCCATGTTAAGGATTTAATTTCACATGAAAAAAGTCACCCGACAAAAGTACAACCAATACCGCCAGCAGGTTGCCAGCCTGAACGGTTTGGAAAAAGCCGATGACATCAACACCAAGTTCACCGTTGAGCCATCCATTGCGCAGAAACTGGAAACCAAACAACAGGAAAGCAGCGTTTTCCTGTCAAAAATCAACATTTATCCGGTGGATGAGAAAGAGGGTGAAAAGGTTGGCTTAAGTATTGATCGCCCGATTGCCAGCACCACGGATACCTCGAAGCAAGAGCGTGAAGCCTCCGATCCCAGCGGTCTGGATGGGACAAAATACAACTGTACCCAGACCAACTTTGATACCGCGCTGGCTTATATCAAATTGGATATGTGGGCTAAATTCCCTGATTTTCAAATACGCATCCGTGATGCGATTGTGAAACGCCAGGCACTGGATCGCATCATGATCGGTTTTAACGGTACTCACCGCGCAAAAACCTCTGACGGTAGCGTCAATAAGTTACTGCAAGATGTTAACCGTGGCTGGCTGCAAAGCATTCGTGACGATGCGCCAGGTCAGGTGATGGATAAAGTAGTTGATGAGCAAGGTGATGTTATCTCTGCAAAAATCCGCATCGGCAAAGGCGGTGACTTCCATAATCTGGATGCGCTGGTGATGGCCGCCACCGATGAGCTGATTCAACCGTGGTTCCAGGAAGATACCGAACTGGTGGTGATTGTTGGCCGTCAGTTACTGGCGGATAAATACTTCCCGATCGTCAATCAGGAGCAGCCGAACAGTGAAGCGCTGGCCGCCGATTTAATTATCAGCCAAAAGCGTGTTGGCGGTTTGCCCGCAGTGCGTGCGCCCTCATTCCCGGCTAATGCCATCATGATCACTCGTTTAGATAACCTGTCTATCTACTGGCAAGACGGCACTCGCCGCCGCCACATTATCGACAATCCAAAACGGGATCGCATTGAAAACTATGAGTCAGTCAATGAAGCCTACGTGGTTGAAGATTTCGACGGCGTAGCCCTGATTGAAAACATTGAATTCGGTGATTTCTCCGTTCCGGCTGGGGGCTAATTCATTATGAGTAACCCCGTTCGCCGCCATCGGCTGTTTGTGGCGGCCCAGCAATCGGATTCACTGAGTGAGGCGGCCAACCTGAGCCACGCCAGCAATTACGAGCTGTTGTTGTTCAAGCTGCAACAGGATATGGCCCAATTGGGCCGTATTGAGTCGATCGCTCGCAAAGCCGAAGTTAAACAAGGCATGTTGCCCACTTATCAGCCGTGGGTGGCGGGGGTGCTGGCGAAAGGGAGCGGCGAGCAGGACGACATTTTGATGCGCATGTTGATTTGGCATTTGGATGTGGGCGATATCACCCGCGCTCTGGATATTGCGCAGTACGCCATTAAGCATAATCTGGTGACGCCGGACAGCTTTAAGCGCACCACCGCGTGCCTGATTGCCGAGGAAGTCGCCGCCATTGCACAGCGTACCTTGACCGACCAAAAGCCGCTGGATACTCAGCAGTTATTACGCGCCCAGCAAATTTTAACCGGTCAGGATATGCCGGATATGGTTTGCGCCCGGCTGCATAAATTCGTGGGTTATGCCCTGCGTCAGGACGGCGACCACGTTCTCGCGCTGGCAAACCTGAAAACGGCGCTGCAACTGGATGATAACAGTGGTGTGAAAACCGATATCAAGAATCTTGAGAAGCTGATTAAAGCAGCCTCATAACCCTACGCCCCGGCGAGGGCGGCACGCTAGCCTAGTTAGGATATTTATTACCCTGGCAAAGCCAGTGTCCACCGCCCGTTTATTTTGCGAGTGTCAGCATGGAAATCGTCATCAACACCAATCAGACACCAGAAGCGCCAGCACCGGTGGAACCAGCGGAAAACACGGTCATTAAAAATGACGGTTTCTGGCCGGATATCGACCTGAATCAGTACCGCGAAGAGTCACGTCAGGACGGTACCATCACCCAGCCGCGCGTGATTGAGGCGGCACTGTTTGCCATCAATGAAGTTAATGATCGGCTGACAGTCTGGCGCTTAACCCAGCAAAAACAGGGTTATCTGTCAGCAGCGGAGGTGCCTGCGGAAAAACTGAACGAGGAAAGTACCCGTATTCAGTTGTACCGCACGGCGGTGTTTTGCCTGATGCAAGCCCGTTTAACTGATCGTTTTCGTGGCTTTGATACTACCGGCACCGGAGGCAAGCGGGCCGATTCACTGGAACCCACTATTGATAATCTGCGCCGTGATGCTGCCTGGGCGATTAACGATATTCAGGCCATCAACCGTATGACGGTGGAGCTGATTTAATGCGCATTCTGGCCCAGCAGTACGACACCGTTGATGCCATGTGTTGGCGCTACTACGGCCGCACCGAGGGCGTGACTGAAAAAGTGTTGGCGGCTAATCCGGGTTTGGCAGATATCGGGCCAACTTTACCGCACGGTTACCCGGTGGAAATGCCCGAAGTCAGCGCCGCCACAACGACGCAAACCCTGCAACTTTGGGACTGATTGCACAATTCCCCATAGGGGGTAACGGATATGAAAATGCCAGAAAAAGATCCAAGTTGGGTGGGGGTGGTACTGGCCTTTTATTCTACCCATTCAACCGTGATAAACGGCTTTCTGGTCGCCTTTATTGTGGCATTTCGCCGCGTAGTGTGGGGCGGCGGTAAGTTGCGTGAGGGTATTGGTGAGGGGGTGGTGTGTGGGTTGGTCGGCGTCAATATCGGCCCGGTTATCTCCCCGATGCTGATCCATCTGATTGATGCGATTCCCTGGCTCAATGGTGCATTAACCGAAGTTGCCGCCGGGAAAGTGGAAATATTTGTCAGTTGCCTTATCGGGCTGATCGGTTTGCAGACCATCCGTGAGCTGGTATTTAAAATTGTTAACAAAAAGGCGGGAACCTCTGATGCCAAGCAATAAATTCATTTTCGGCAAGACCAGCGAAAGTAATCTGATTGGCGTGCATCCTGATTTGGTCAAAGTGGTGCGCCGCGCGCTGGAACTCACCCCACTTGATTTTAAAGTGATCGAGGGCCGCCGCACACTGGAGCGCCAGCGCGAATTGGTCAAGGCTGGAGCCAGCCAAACCCTGAACAGCCGCCATTTAACCGGTCATGCGGTGGATATTGTGCCGCTGCCGGACGGTAAGGTCAGTTGGGAGTGGAAATATTTCTACCCGATGGTCGATGCGATGAAACAAGCCGCCGCCGAGTTGGGGATCGCCGTGGAATGGGGCGGTAATTGGACAACCTTTAAAGACGGCCCGCATTTTCAATTGCCCGCTCGTCAATATCCGGGCTGACACTATGCCAATTTTCAATGCAGCATCCTTGGTCTGGCCGATTGTCGGCGCGTTACTGGTTATCAGTGGCGTACAGACCCACCGGTTAGCCGAGGCCCGTCAGATATTGATTGACCAGCAAGCGGCCGAGACAGTCAGCAAAAACGGTCAACTTATTGCCCTGGCACTGACCGCCAATGCCAACAATCAGGCACAGGCGCATTTACGCCAGCAGGTTGCCAGCGCGGATCAGTTGTTGGCGCAACGCAACAGCCAAATCAAGAGGTTATACCGTGAAAATGAAACCTTACGCCGCTGGGCTGATACTCCCCTGCCTGATGATATTATCCGGCTGCGCCGACGCCCCGCCATCATCGGGGCCGCAGATTACCGTCAATGGTTGTCCGAGAGTGGCACAGTGCCAATTTCCAGCAGCAGAGCCACACACTAACGGTGATTTAAACGACGATATTGATCGCCTTGAGACCGCATTACACGCTTGTGCGGCGCAGATCGATACGGTGCTGGCTTGCCAGCAAGGAGCCATTGATGTTAAAGCCTGATTCGCTGCGCACCGCCATTTTAAAGGCGGTGCCGTATATCAAGCAAAACCCGGACTGCCTGCATGTATTTATTGATAAAGGGGCGATTATTGCCACGTTGGCCCCGTCATTATCGTTTGAGTATCAATACACCTTAAATCTGGTAGTGACCGATTACGCTGATAGCATTGATTTGATTGTGGTGCCGATCCTACATTGGTTGCGTACCAACCAGCCGGATATTATGGCAAATCCCGATAAGCGTCAGGATGGCTTCACCTTTGAGGCCGACTATCTGGATAATAAGGTTTGTGATATCAGTTTTGACATTAAACTGACCGAGCGAACCATTGTTAAGGAACAAGACGGAACGTTAACCGTGACACATATGGCAGAGCCGGTGCCGCCAGAATATTTTGTCAAAAGTTACAAAGTGAATGTTGACGGTAAAACCGTGGCGGAGTGGGCGGCATGAATGACCTGAATGAGCTAGATCAAACCCTATCAATTTTACTGGCGCAATTATCCCCACAGGCGCGTGGTGCGTTTATGCGTCAGGTATCCAAAGAGTTACGCCAGCGCCAGCAAAAGCATATTCAGGCACAGCAGAACCCGGACGGCTCACCCTTTGTACCGCGCAAGAAGAAACGCCGCGATAAACAAGGCCGCATCAAGCGCAAGATGTTTACCAAACTGCGAACCGCTCATTATATCAAAAACGAATCCAACGCCGATGAGGCCGCCGTCACCTTTAGCGGTAAGGTCAATAATCTGGTGCGGGTGCATCACTACGGCTTGCGGGATAAAGTCACAAAGAACGGGCCAACAGTGAAATACGAACGCCGCCAGTTATTGGGCTTTACTGACGGCGATTTAGAATGGATAGGTGATTTAGCATTAGAGCACATTGCTAACTAGTTATTCCTGCTTAAGTTATTTATCTTTTCTCATTAAATGAAAAATCACTTTTGTCATTAGATATGACAGAATAATAGCAAGAATAGCCATTTCATAATAGAGCGCTATCAGAATATTCGTATTAAGAAAGTTAAAATAGCTGATCGCATCGCCAAACTGATCACTTGACAATACCAATACCAACACTTCTGGAATAAGAAAGGTCAAGATAACAAATAAAACAAGAAAAGTCCCAAATTTAGCCAATCGCATCATACAGCTCCTTTGTAGTATTTAAAATCCATAATTATAACGTATAGTACACAATTATTAACAATCAATGGAGTGCTAGTTAATGAATGCTTCTATTTATTTAAAAGAAAAACTAAATGCAGATAGGATGTTATCAGTCTCACTAGATCGTGGGATAAAAGAAACGATGAGTTCTGCCAAGGGAACAATCGAGAGTGTATACAGTGGTGTAGAGAGAGCCAGTTGGTATACATCCTGTTTCTTTGAAAAGTATGCCAGTGAATGTCAGGAGATAAAGGCTGAGGATACAAGAATAATAAAGGCAATATCAGAGATATACAAAAGATCTGATGTTATCTTTGACATGATAAAGCTTTATGTCGAGTATGTTCTTGATAAACATACGCCGCGTGAGAATGTGCGGAGTTCTGCTTATCACTCATCCCATGTGGGTGCCAATCTCGCAGTTTCAATGGCTACAAAAAAATCAATGGCTTACTCTATAGCTAAAACAGTTGCTGGGTCATTCTCTGTATCGAATATTGTTCGAGCAGAAATAAATAAAAAAGGTTTGTTTTTAATTAATGCCGCTGATTTATATGGCAAAGTTCAGAAATCCGCCATGGCGGCCAGAAAATTACAAGTCATTGACCCTGGGTATTACAATTTACTACGAATCAATAATATAGAGATGCTTTATGTATATATCGATCCGGTTATTTCTAAAGCCATGGAGAAAATACGTTCGAACTCCAATTTAAGCTTTGACGAAATTGTGAATATACTTAATGGCATGGGAAGGTAATGAAAAATATATTGTGTAACATATTATTTTCAACGATTCCATTTGTGGTTATTATCATATGTTCAATCTGTTATTTGATATTTTTTCCTGATCACTTTGGAAAACTCACATTAGCAACCATCGTGATAGTGTTCTTGGTGTCTTGCAAACTAATGCCGAATAAATACATTTGAAATAACATCAATGAGGCGGCTGTTTTCAGTTACCCTATAACCATTCCTTTCTCTATGGTTGACCTTAATTCCCCTACTGGCTAACCGTTAAATAAGAGCGCCGCCAGTTATTGCACTTTACTGACGGCGATAGCGCATGGATTGAAGAACTGATGTATTGCTATGCCACACTAAATCACAGCATTCCATGTGTTTTAGCGTAATCGCGCAACGCTTCATTCATCTTAGTTTGCCATCCATCACCCTGCGCCCGATAGGCGTCCACCACATCGTGATCAATCCGTAACTTAACCGGCTCTTTCGGATTTGCCAGTTTTGGCCGACCACGGGTTTTTATCACCTTTTCCGCGCCCTCTTTCCCAAACAACTCGGTAAATACCTCGGTAGCTGGACGTGCGCGGGCAAACTCTGCCTCGCCCCACTCAGGGTTATCGGTTATGGTGACTTTACTGATTTTTTTGTTCATACCGCTTTACCTCACGGGAATTGGCCTTACGCAGACTGATAACATGCACCTTGCCGTTACGTGGTGTGAATACCAACATATGTAACCGCTCTTCAATGTAGCCCAGTGCCTGAAAGCGCCGCTCTGGATATTCCTTTCGTAGATCCTCAACAATTAGCGCGGTAGCCACTTCAAAATCACGCGCCACCTCAAAGGACAATTTACGTTCAGCAATATTTTTTTCGTTTTTGGTTGGGTCGTAAGATATGTCCATTTATTTAATGTACCCCCAATAAATACATCAATGCAAGTGATATTAGCATGCGTGCTTTAGTCTCATTTCCCTTGTGCCATCCATCACACAAAACCCATCACATGCCCCGCGCGCCCGTAGGCGGCAGACTGGCCGAATGAATATCCTTATTGCTGGCCTCAAACGCCTATTGGCTAACATTATCCGTATTGGCATCGTCTCAGACGTCGATCTTGCTAACGGATTGTGTCGGGTCAAGATAGGCAACCTTGAAACCGATTGGCTCAATTGGTTAACGCTACGCGCCGGTCGGGTGCGTTTTTGGTCTGCGCCGTCCAAGGGTGAGCAAGTGATGGTGCTTAGTATTGGCGGTGAACTCACCACCGGTTTTGTGCTGCCCGCCATTTTTTCAGATGCCAATCCAGCCCCGTCACAATCGGCCGATGGCATAGTGATCACTTTTCCTGATGGCGCCCGTTTTGAGTATGAGCCGGAAACCAGCCACCTGGCCGTTACCGGAATAGCCTCGGCGGTGATTGAAGCCAGTGAGTCGGCCAGTGTTACCGCACCCAATATTATCTGTAGTGCCTCGGTCAAAATCACGCTGAATACCCCCATTGTGGAGTGTACCCAACATCTGGCTACCGCCACCTTAGAAGTGAAACAAGGCGGCAAAATGAGCGGAAGTATTGAGCATTCCGGCGGCCAGTTCTCATCCAATGGTGTGGTGGTTGATAAGCATGACCACGGAGCCGTGCAGCGTGGTGACGATTGGACTCAGGGGGTTAAATGACGAGCTATAAATATATCGGCATGAACCGTAACAGCGGTTTGCACATTGAAGATATTGAGCACATCCGCCAGTCAATCAGCGACATTCTGACCACCCCGCAAGGCACGCGGGTGATGCGCCGTGATTATGGTTCGCTGCTATCCACTCTGATCGACCAGCCACAAAATCCCGCTCTGCGTCTCAAAATGATGGCGGCGGTGTATGGTGCAGTGATGCGCTGGGAGCCGCGCGTAACCTTAAATGCCATCAGTATCACCACCCAGATTGACGGCCAGATGATAGTGGAGTTATCCGGTAGCCGTACCGACAGCGAAAGCCGGTTGAGTTTGGCCGTGCCACTCGGAGGCCAATAATGGCAATCATTGATTTAAGCCAGTTACCGGCCCCGCTGGTGATTGAATCACTGGATTTTGACAGCCTGTTTGCCGTGCGCAAAGAGGCGTTTATTGCCTTATATCCGGCTGACCAACAAGACGCGGTGCGCCTAACACTATCATTTGAGTCGGAACCCATCGTGAAGCTGTTGCAGGAAAGTACCTACCGTGAATTGCTGTTGCGTCAGCGTATCAATGAGGGGGCGCAGGCGGTGATGGTGGCCCATGCTATCGGTAGCGATTTAGATCACCTCGGCGCAAACAATGGTATTGCGCGGCTGACCATCACAGCGGCCAATCCCGATGCTATCCCACCCACTGCCGCAGTGATGGAGTCTGACGACGATTTCCGGGTGCGTATCCCGCAGGCTTTTGAGGGTTTGAGCGTGGCGGGGCCAACCGGAGCCTATGAGTATCACGCCCGCAGTGCAGATGGTCGGATTGCTGACGCCTCCGTGATTAGCCCATCTCCCGCTTGCGTTACCGTCACCGTACTTTCACGCGAGGGCAATGGCGTAGCCGCACAAGATTTATTGGATAAAGTGTTTACCGTGCTGAACGATGAGAACGTGCGGCCGGTGGCGGATCGGTTAACGGTTAATTCTGCCGCTATCGTGGAATACCAGATTGACGCCACGCTCTATTTTTATCCGGGGCCAGAAGCCGAACCGATCCGCGCCGCCGCCGAAGCCAGGCTAAACACCTATATCAGCACCCAACGCCGCTTAGGTCGCGATATTCGCCAATCTGCCATTTATGCCGCGCTGCATGTTGAGGGGGTGCAGCGGGTAGAACTGGTCGCGCCGCTGGCAGATGTGGTGTTGGATAGAACGCAAGCCGCTCACTGCACCGGCTATACCTTGACGGCGGGAGGCTCCGATGAATAAACGCTTATTGCCGGTTGGCTCTACCCCACTGGAGATCTCCGCCGCACAAGCCTGTGCACGTATGGCGGATATTGATGTGCCATTGAGCAAGCTGTGGAATGCCGACACCTGCCCGCTGAAATTACTGCCCTATCTGGCATGGGCGTGGTCGGTAGATCGCTGGGATGAGAAATGGCCGGAAGCGACTAAACGCTCAGTGGTTAAAGTCGCTTACACCGTGCATAAGCGCAAAGGCACTATTGGCGCGATTCGGCGCGTGGTGGAGCCGCTCGGCTATCTGATCAAGGTGATTGAGTGGTGGAAAACCAACGAGACGCCCGGCACCTTTCGCCTCGATGTTGGCGTGTTGGAAACCGGCATTACCGAGAAAATGTATCAAGAGCTTGAGCGGCTGATTGATGATGCCAAGCCGTGTAGCCGCCATCTGATCGGCCTGTCGATTAATCTCGACGTTAACGGAACAATCCCCATCAGCGCCGCCAGTTATGACAGCGACGAAATGACCATTTACCCCTATGAATGGACTCAATATGACGAATAAATACTTTGCCTTACTGACCCATATCGGCACGGCCAGACTGGCGAGCGCCACCGCACTTGGCACCCGTTTAGAGATAACCCACATGGCGGTCGGTGATGGCGGTGGTACCCTGCCAACACCCGATCCGGCACAAAACAAACTGGTGAATGAACAGCGCCGCGACGCCTTGAATTCATTAAGTATTGATGCAGTTAATTCCAATCAAATCATCGCTGAACAGATTATCCCTGAGACCGAGGGCGGGTGGTGGATTCGGGAGATTGGCTTGCTGAATAAAGCCGGAGAGTTAATTGCTATCGCCAATTACCCGGAAAGTTATAAGCCGAAAATGCAGGAAGGCAGTGGCCGTACCCAACTGATTCGCATGATATTCATGGTCAGCAGCACGGCGTCAGTGATGCTGAAAATTATCCCATCAGCGGTACTGACCGCGCGAAACTATGCGGATGATAAAGCTATTGAGGTCAAAACCTATATCGATGAGTTGATGATTGCTCATGAAAACTCATGCAACCATCCCGATGCTAGCGTATACGCCAAAGGTTTCACGCGATTAAATAACGATATCGATAGTAACCTTGAAACCGAAGCCGCCACGCCCAAAGCGGTGCAAAAAGCGGTAAATGCTGCGGTGGCATTGATGAGTAACCATCTCGACACCCTCAATCCTCATCCGCAATATCTCCTCGCCAGCCGCAATTTATTTGATCTTAGCGATATCAAGGCGGCGCGGGCTAACTTGCAATTAGGTTCTGCGGCCACCAGAAATGTTGGTAATGCTCAAAATGAACTCATGCAGGTCGGTGCATTTGGCTGGGGTGGCAGCTGCATTATTGCCTCAGCGGGCATCAATGCACTGACAAAAACCGGCATGTACAGTGCCAATCAATACGCTGCCAATATACCCGAGGGTTTTGGTGACTCGACCATTCAGCATATTCAAAATGACGCATTAACCGCCCACCAATTCATTTTCTCCACCAATAATACCCACACCGCGGCGAGAGTCAGTTATCGCCTGCGCTCTTATGGTCAATGGCGGGAATGGATAGATATCGTCACCAGCCGCAGCCAGGCATTAACCCCCATCGGCATCCCACTGCCCTACCCAGGCACCACGCCGCCGCAAGGTTATTTAAAATGTAACGGCGCAGCATTTTATCCCTACCGCTATCCCGCGCTGGCAACCTTATATCCGACCCATAAATTACCCGATTTGCGCGGTGAGTTTATTCGTGGATTTGATGACGGGCGCGGTATTGATACAAATCGCACCCTATTAAGCGCGCAAACTGACGCGCTGCAAAATATCACCGGCGGTATCAATGGGGTATCAGAAAGCATGGGCAGCGCAGCGGAAAGCTACTTCAGCGGTGCTTTCGCGAAAACTGAGTCTGTCGGCAACGACAACACCCCGCACCATACCGACATCACCCATTGCGGTAGCTTTGATTTTGACGCCTCCCGCGTGGTGCGCACCGCCGCCGAAACCCGACCACGCAATATTGCATTTTGCTACATCTTGAGGGCTATCTAATGAAATATGACTTTGCGGTGCAACCTGCCATCCTGGATGACCATCAACTCGCCAGTCAGGCGGGATGGATAACGCTCTATCACTATGATGCGGAGAGTCTGGAATATGCCAGCGCGGACATGGAGTACTTGCCGCTCGGCGTCGACCTGCCAGCGCATTCGGTGGCTGACGCGCCAGTCATCCAGCCTAAAACCGGCATGGCGTTGGTGAGAGATTTATCCGCAAATCAGTGGGTAACAGTAGAAGACCATCGCCATAAAACGGTTTATGACATTGAAACTAAAACTGAATCCATCATTTCTGCGCTCGGCCCCATGCCACACAATAAAACACAGCTTCAGCCAACGCATGAATTTGATCAATGGACGGGAGCCGCCTGGGAAGTCGATCAACAGGCATTAAAAGCCAGCCATATTACCGCCGCCGTCCAACAAAAAACCGTGCTGATAAAGCAGGTTTCGGAGCAAATCAACATCCTACTCGACGCCATCGCAATGGATAATCAACAGACTGATATTCAGCAATTGGCGGCACTCAAACAGTACCGTGTCGCGCTAATGCGCATTGACCCCAGCGCCGCGCCAGATATTGACTGGCCGGAGTTGCCGCAATAAGGGTTGATTTTATGTTTGTCTTAAAATGAGACTGAGTGATACCTAAAATAGATCAGAATGGCTTCCTGTCCTTTCGAAGCGAAGCAAATCATCAGTAATCTTGTAGATGATAAGCCAGTCTGGCTCTATATGTGCATCCCTGTAACCTTTGTAATTACCTTGTAATTGATGATCCTTATATACAACAGGCAAGGGCAATTTATCGTTAATCAGAAGCGTCATAATGACTTTAAGTTTATTCATATCTTTATGGCGCTTCTGAGCTTTTTTCACATCTTTCTGGAACTGACCTGAATATTCAATTTCCCTTTGTTTAGTCATGGTCTATCAGATACCTAATTTATCAAAAAGATCATCAGCATCCTTTGCTTTATGGACATCGACACCTTTCTCGCTGTTGGCAATAGTATTAGCGGTAAGTTCGTTAGGAATACGCAAATCGAACGGAAGCGCTTTTTCTCGGGCAACCTTGGTTAAGGTTATTCGCACCAGATCGGATACGGTTAAACCCATGCCAGCAAGCACAGCAGCGGCTTCATTTTTTAGGGTTTCGTCTATACGAGCACGAACAAAAGCATTTGCAGCCATAGTAGAACCTCCTTTTAGTTGAAGAGTCTATTGTGGCTCAACTGAGCTACAAAATCAAATATGCCTCATGGCTATTTTCTCGGCTCAACGTTTCGTGACTGAAGCTCTTTCCTGATTATTCTCTTAATCCAGGCAGCCAGTGATTCATCACCGTCTAACTTTTGGGCCTCTTCCATTTCACTACGCAACTCTGGATCGAGACGAAACTGGAATGGTGGATTTCCTCTTCTTTCATTCATGTGTGTTGACACCTAAATTACACTTGAGTTAATGTAGTGTTGTGTGATGACACATTACTATCACATACCATAAATGACAATGCCCCGATGTGCTTGGAACACAACGAGGCATCTAACCACACCATTATACGAGGTAATGCTATGGCTGACGCTAATAGTAACATACGCGCATATTCAAAGCTCTACACCTTCCTTAACGCCCGTTCGAACACATTACTGGCCGAAATTTCTCCGTTGCGCCTGATCTCCGTTTTGGCTCCCACTGAATGTGAAGCCCGCAATCTGCTGGCCGGTTTCTCACTGGTGTTTGTTTCTTGCAAACCACAGGAGAAGCGCCATGTTGCCTGATACCAATAGACTTTATCCCACATTGACTGAGGTGTTCGGTAAGCTGGATATGTCACACCTGAGTGCTGATGACACACTGGAACTGGCAAACAGTAGCGAGGAATGTTACGCCGGACTGCTGCATGGGCTGAATTTTATCGGGGATACTTTTGTTACCTTTGCCGACAACGATGTGTTGGATTTCTCAGCAGAAAGTTTGTGCCAGTTAGGCCATTGTCTGGCATCAATCAGTATCCTGGTACCCGCCCTCACTCAATTGCAAGCATCAGCAAACGCTAAGCTCACTAACAACGAGTTGGCCGAGCAATAAACCTCACCACTTCCGCTAATATTGTCCTTAGCGGAAGCGCTATAAAACTCCTTTAACTACACCTGTAACTCGTTATTTTAACGTGGAAAAATGTTTGTCCTAAAATGATGTTGGCTAATTGCTCGACAGAATCTCATCGGGTTATAGTCACACCGCAGCGGTAAAATCCTTTACCGGATTTGGCAGTCCGGCATATACCAAAGCGCATGGCGTAAATACGGTTACATTGTTAATAAGCAAGAAATGGTGAGCTGGGTGGGGGCATTGCAAGATGCACCGGTTTCTTGGTGGCCGGTAGTTCCAACCTCACTCAGTTCACCACCCATAAAGAGATTGTAACCTCAAGCTAGCGATCTAAATCCCGTCAGCCAAGAAACGAGCATTATTAATTCAACGGCCAGATTGGTGACCCAATAACTCGTCCGTAGTACAAGGAAGCACTTATGACAATTGCAGAAGTACTGAAATTAGAAGGTTTTAAGAAGGGTTTTGTGGAGGGATTTGTTGAAAGCTATCAGGAAAGTCATCGGGAAACGATACTGAATATTGCCCGGTCTCTACTGGCCGAAGGTGTTGATCGCACTCTGGTAAAGGAAGTCACTGGCCTACGTGATGAAGACCTGATGCAATAACGCGTTAACCGAGCGATGTTGTGTTAGACGTTGCTTTATTTCTGCCCGTTTTTCGCACCCTATTTATTCCGCGCTGTGATTGCTTTTCCTCTCTTATTCATATCGATAACTCATTATTTTAAATAGAAAAAATGTTTGTCCTAAAGTGGTGCGGAGTGATTGCTCACACTGATACCCATGACTATTATCGCCCGATGAAAACAACCCCTACACCCCATGATGCACTTTTTAAGAATTTTATGACCCAGCCCGCGACGGCGTGTGACCTGCTGGAGTTCCATTTGCCACCTGAATTGCGGCAACTTTGTGACCTGAGCACCTTACGGCTGGAATCTGGCAGTTTTATTGAAAACAACCTGCGCGCTTGCTACTCGGACGTGCTCTACTCGCTCAAAACGACTGCGGGGGACGGTTATGTTTACGCCCTCATTGAACATCAAAGTTCGCCTGATAAACATATGGCTTTTCGCATGATGCGCTACGCTATTGCCGCTATGCAGAGTCATCTTGATGCCGGACACGACCAATTGCCGCTGGTCATTCCCATGTTGTTCTATCATGGCATGGTCACGCCGTATCCGTATCCCATGAGCTGGTTACAAGCGTTCAGCGTACCCACACTTGCCGGACAGCTATATGGCGGCAACTTTCCGTTGATTGATGTGACCGTTATCCCCGATGACGAAATCATGACACATAAGCATGTCGCCATTCTGGAGCTGTTGCAGAAACACATTCGTCAACGTGACCTATCCGAATTATCGGATCAACTGGTCATGCTGATAGCAAGTGGTTACACTACAGAAGATCAACTAAAAGCGGCGATAAATTACATCATACAGGTTGGTGATACGGCAGACCCAGAAGCGTTCCTCCGCAGCCTGGCCAACCGCTTACCGCAGCATGAGGAGTCACTGATGACAATTGCACAAAAACTGGAACAAAAAGGTGAAACAAGGGGTGAAGCAAGGGGCGAGAAGAATGCCACTCTGAAAATTGCCCGTACCATGTTAGCCAATGGTCTTGACCGTGCCACAGTAATGAAAATGACAGGTCTGAGAGAAGAAGAACTGGCACAAATTTGCCATTAAGTTGCTAGTTAAATCCCTACTTTTAACAGGCGATGTTGCCTTAAACGTCGTCTGTTTACGCTGTTTATCACTCCTTTCCCTTTTTATTTCTTACTCTTTGTTGCCTCATCCATTCTTTAACGCATCACCACGATAACCTCCTATTTTTCCACAAAAAATGTTTGTCCTAAAGTGATGTTGGCTGATTGCACGGTAGAACTTCGCTGGGCTATAGTCACGCCGCAGCGGCAAAATCCGCTGTCGGGTTTGGAACCCCGTTTTCAACAGGGCGCATGACTGCCTAGTCGGTTATTATGTGCAGGCACGGCTACATCTGTAAAACAATGGTGAGCTGGGCAGGGGCATCGAAAGATGCGCCGGATTCTCTGTTGACCGGTAGTTCCAACCCTGCCCAGTTCACCACCCATAAAGAGATTGGAACCTCAAGGTGGTGAGTTTAAAAACTCATACAGAGAGGTAGTCATCATGGATTTGACGACTAGACGCCTATCATTATTGACCAGCAATATCATTGTTATTCCCACACCTGTTTCTTCATCTGACCCTCTGCTGCCGGAGGTGCGCTATGTACGATGACACCCCCTACGAAGTAGAAGAACTTATCGATCACTGCCGTGCGTTGATTTACGCCATCATTTCCGTTGATCGGGCCGATGCTAAAGAGATTCTTTCGCTTATTTTGTGGCAACAAATTGATGCGTTACGTAGCACTTATCTGCGGGATAGCGAGGAGCCGCTAGAATTAGCGTTCGCCCTCTAACACAACAGATAGGTCACCACTGGAATGGATTTATTGATGGTTAACCTATCTACAATGACTTTGAATCTGTAGGAGTTGAACCGTAAATACAATGAGATATAAAGGTTACACTGCAAAAACCGGCTACAACACGAAACACTGCATAGTACTCATATTCGTGATGTAGTCGGTTTTTATGCGGAGAATATCGCTGAATCTGTGTATCTGTTTTTTTGTGCCATCCCTCACACAACCCCCACCCACTGCCCCGCGCCTAATTATCCGGCATCATAGCGAATGAACGCTTAACCGGAGAAAACCGCATGTCTGCAACCGATTACCACCACGGTGTGCGCGTCATTGAAATTAGCGAAGGCACTCGCCCGATCCGCACTGCCAGTACGGCGGTGGTCGGGATGGTTTGTACCTCCGATGATGCTGACGCCACCCTGTTTCCACTCAATACCCCGGTATTACTCACCGATGTGCTGGCCGCCAGCGGCAAGGCCGGTGAAACCGGCACATTGGCCCATTCACTGGATGCTATCAGCGACCAAACCAAGCCCGTGACTATTGTTGTCCGAGTGGCTCAGGGTGAAACCGAAGCCGAAACTACCTCCAATATTATCGGCGGCTCCACGCCAGATGGCCGCTATACCGGCATGAAAGCGCTGTTAGCGGCACAGGGTAAGTTTGATGTTAAACCGCGCATCTTGGGGGTGCCCGGTCATGACACCAAAGCGGTTGCTACTGAACTACTTGCCATAGCTCAGAGCCTACGAGCCTTTGCCTACATCAGCGCCTATGGCTGTAAAACCAAAGAAGAGGCCATTATCTACCGTGATAATTTCAGCCAGCGGGAAGCCATGGTGATTTGGCCGGATTTCCTCAGTTGGGATACGGTCACCAATGCCGAAACTACCGCCTTTGCCACTGCCCGCGCCCTCGGCTTACGCGCCAAAATTGATAATGATGTTGGCTGGCATAAAACGCTGTCTAACGTCGGGGTGAATGGTGTCACAGGCATTAGCGCTGATGTATTCTGGGATCTGCAAAACAGCGCCACCGATGCCAATTTACTCAACAGCAAAGATGTCACCACGCTGATCCGCAAAGATGGCTATCGCTTCTGGGGTTCCCGCTCTTGTTCTGATGATCCGTTATTTGCCTTTGAGAACTACACCCGTACCGCTCAAGTGTTAGCTGACACCATGGCCGAGGCCCATATGTGGGCTAACGATAAGCCGCTCTCTCCGTCACTGGCAAAAGACATTATTGAGGGTATTCGCGCCAAAATGCGCGAGCTGAAATCATTGGGTTATCTGATTGATGGCGATTGCTGGTATGACGACAGCGTGAACGATAAAGACACCCTCAAAGCGGGCCGCCTGTTTATTGATTACGACTATACACCGGTACCGCCGCTGGAAGATTTAACCCTGCGTCAGCGGATTACGGATCGTTATCTGGCTAATTTCGCCGCCGCCGTTAATAGCTAAGGAGCTTAATCATGGCATTACCACGCAAACTTAAGTTCCTGAATGTATTCAATGACGGGAACAGCTATCAAGGGGTGGTTGAATCGATCACCTTGCCAAAACTCAACCGCAAATTTGAAGAGTTTCGCGGTGGCGGCATGAACGGCAGCGCTAAGGTCGATTTGGGGCTGGCTGACGGGGCGCTGGATGTTGACTGGACGCTGGGCGGCATTGAGTCCGAGATCTACAAGCAATGGGGCGTAACCAAAGTCGACGGGGTGTTACTGCGCTTTGCGGGTTCCTATCAGCGCGACGATACCGGCGAAACTCACGCGGTAGAAATCGTGATGCGCGGCCGTCATGAAGAAATTGACGGCGGCGACAGCAAGCAAGGCGATAACATCACGACCAAGATTTCCACCAAAAACACCTACTACAAATTGACGTGGGACGGTGAAGTGCTGATCGAAGTCGATATTGTGAATATGGTCGAGATGGTCAACGGCGTCGATATGCTGGAAGCCCACCGTCGCAATATCGGTTTGTAACATCTCCCCATCAGAGAGTGGATGACGAGTCGCGATAGCCCAATCGATGGGGAAATGTTCCGTTCGGGTCGTAGCGGCTTAAGCCGCCGGAGCGCCCGTAGGAACAGTCACCCCGTCGCACTCGGGGGCAAATCACCTAACTTTTAATCGGATAATTATTATGAAAAAAGACACGACTGAACCCCAATTTAATGTGATCACACTGGACGTCCCCATTATCCGGGGTAATACCACCATCACCGAAGTCACGGTGAATAAACCCACCGCTGGCGCATTACGCGGGGCCAAGTTGCAAGCGCTGTTAGATACCGATGTTGACGCGCTGATACGAGTGCTACCGCGTATCACTACCCCGAACCTGACCGTGCCAGAAATCAGCAATCTTGATCCGGCTGATATCTACGCACTGTCTCAGGCACTGGCGCTTTTTTTCTTGCCGAACTCGGTCAAGTCCGATTTCCTGAATGCCTAACGGTTGACGATTTGATGGCTGATATTGCGGTGGTATTCCATTGGCCGCCATCAGCTACCGATCCCATGACCATTGGTGAGCTTTTAGCATGGCGACATAAGGCCATTATCCGTAACGGGGGCAGTGATGAGTGACAAGAACCTCCGTTTGCAGGTTTCTTTAAGTGCCATTGATAAAGTTACCAAGCCATTTAAATCTATGTTGGCCAGCAATAAGATGCTGGCCGAATCTATTAAAAATTCCAAACAAGAGCTTAAGCAACTCAATAGCCAGGCGGCTAATATTGAGGGCTTTCGCAAGAATAAAGCGGCGGTTAATGGTGCCGCTCAGGCGCTGACCGCTGCCCGTGATAAAGCGCGTCAGCTTGCCACCGAATTAAAAAACAGTGCCGCCCCCACCGCTAAACAGGCCAGAGAGTTTAAACGCGCCAGTGAAGAGGCTGCGAAACTAAAACAAAAATACCATGACTTACGCACCGCGCTACATACCCAGCGCACCGCATTACAAAGCAGCGGCATTGCCACCAATCGATTAGCTCAGGCTCAGCGATCCCTTAAAGCCAATATTACTAATACCACTGCCGCGCTGACCGCACAGCAGCGCCGGTTAGATCAGCAAGCGCAGCAACAACAGCGCCTTAGTGCTGCCCGTAACCGCTTCGATAGCAGTAATCAGCGCAAAGCCATTGCCGCTGGATTGGGCTACACCTCGCTCTCAACTGGCCGCGCCATGGGGCGTGGGATAGCCGGAGCGCTGCATGTTGGCTATGAATTTGACGGTATGATGAGTAAAACTCAGGCCGTTACCCGCATTCCTGATAAAAATTCAGCAGATATGCAGGCGATGCGCCATCAGGCCCGCACCTTGCCGCTCTCTTCTAAATTTACCGATCTGGAAGTGGCACAAGGGCAATATTTCCTTGGTCGTACTGGTTATAGCCCGAAACAGGTATTAGGCGCGATGCCGGGTATGCTGAATTTGGCAGCAGCCGGTGATATTGATCTCGGTACTACCGCCGATATTGCTTCCAATATTCAAACCGCGATGGGGATTCCGGCAGAGAAAATGGATCGGGTGGCTGATGTGCTCACCGCGTTATTCACCCGTAATAACGTGGATATCCCGATGCTGGGCGAGTCTATGAAGTATTCCGGCGGCGTTGGCCGGGAGTACGGGCAGAGTTTGGAGACAGTCGCAGCGTCTACCGCCATGCTAGGTAGCGCCGGTATTCAGGGCAGTCAGGCCGGTACCACCATGCGCAGTATTTTAAGTCGCATTGGTAACTCTAAAGCGGTCAGCGATTTAGGGGTTAAGACCGCCGATAAGAACGGCAATATGCGCAATTTGGTGGATATCCTCAAAGATATCAGTGATAAAACCGCCAAAATGGGTAACGTTGAACGCGGCGCTATCTTTAAAAACATTGCCGGGCAATATGCTGTCACCGGTTTTGGTGTGTTAATGCACGCCGCCGGTAATGGCTCGTTAGATAAGATGCGTGGTAAGCCCGGTGAATATGATGGTGAAGCGGCGCGGGTAGCGTCAACCATGCTGGATAACCTCAAAGGTGATATGACCATTCTGCATGCGGCGATGGAGAATATCAGTGTTGAATTATTTGAGAAAAATAATGATTGGTTGCGCTCTGCCGCCAAAGGGATCAGCGAGTTTATGCACGGTGTGGCTGAATTCCTGAAAGCACACCCGCAGGTCAGTACCGCGATAGTGAAAATAGGTACGGTAGTGGCTATCACTACCGCCGCATTTGGCACGCTGGCGATTGCCGCCGTGGGTATTTTGGGGCCGTTTGCCTTATTGCGCTTCACCACCTCGGTATTAGGTATTCGTTTACTGCCGCGCCTGTCGTTTGGTATGTCTAAACTGGCGAGTACCACCCCCATCACTACCCAACAGATCGGCCACTTTAGCCGCTCACTGCTTACCCTACCTAAAAATGGCGGTCAGTCGACGATTGCCACCCTTAAAGGGCTGGGTAATGGTCTGGTTAATGTGGTGCGTTCACCGGTTAAATCAGGTATCAGCGGTTTTAAAATGTTGGGCAATGCCGTGAGCTGGCTGGCTAAATCCCCGCTTAAATTCCTGCGTTTTGCTCTTGGCGGCTTAGGGGGCATGTTCGGGATCTTAATTAGTCCTATCGGCCTGATTGGTGCGGCTATCGCGGGTGCTGGCCTGTTGATTTACAAGTATTGGCAGCCGATTAAGGCATTTCTCGGTGGCGTGGTGGATGGCTTTATGCAAGCCGCCGCCCCGATTAGAGAGGCGTTGAAACCGCTGGGGCCGGTGTTTGATTGGATTGGTGATGCAGTTAAAAACGTGTGGAACTGGTTTAAAAAACTACTGGAGCCGGTGCAATCAACCACCGCCGATTTAAACAGCGCCGCCAATGCCGGTAAGTCTTTTGGTCAGTTCCTGGCTGACGGTATCAATCTGGCAATGACGCCACTCAAATTACTGATCTCATCCATTAAGTGGGTGTTGGAAAAGCTGGATGAAGTAAAACAGCGCTCCGAGAAAACCCGGGAACTGGCGCAGAGTAATCCGGCGGTAGCCGCTGCCGCTGGCAACTACGGCATTACCTGGAAGCCCACACCAAAGGGCAACAGTGCCGCTGATATCGCCGCGAAATATACCGGTGAATATGATAACGGTGGTGACATCCCGTTGGGTAAATTTGGTGTAGTCGGTGAGCATGGCCCGGAAATTATTAACGGCCCGGCGCACGTCACTGGCCGTCGTAATACGGCGGCGATGGCGGTTGCCGCTTCCATGCTATTTAGTGGCTATCAGGCCGCCGCCGCGCCGCTACACCCCTACAGCCTACCGGCGGCACAGTACCGCAGTAACAGTGGCGGCCAGAAAAGTAATCACCAACAAAATCAAACCACTAATAGCGTGCCCATTATCAATATTTACCCGCTACCACAACATGACGCGCAAGATATCGCCCGCGAGGTAGCCCGCCAGCTAGCGGCCTATCAGCGCCAGACGCAAAGCAAATCAAACCGCAGCTATCAAGACCATGATGATTATTAAGGAGCACTAACATGATGATGGCATTAGGGATGTTTGTTTTTATGCTGCAAACCGTCCCTTATCAAGATTTTCAGCATCAAATGGCATGGCGTCACCCATCCAATGTGCGCATTGGCTTGCGGCCCATCAGTCAATTTTTAGGGCCAGATGAAGAATCTATTACGCTATCCGGCGTGTTATACCCTGAATTGACTGGCGGTAAAGTCTCGTTGATGGCACTGCAACTGATGGCGGAAACCGGCAAAGCCTGGTCACTGATTGAGGGGAACGGGGCGATCCATGGCATGTTTGTGATTGAGAATCTGAGCCGTACCAAGAGTATATTTTTCAGTGACGGCTCGGCACGCAAGATTGAATTTACCCTCACGCTAAAGCGTACTGATGAATCATTAAAAGAGATGTTTGGTGATTTATCACAGCAACTTAACGATATCGCCTCTCAAGTCTCTGACACCTCCAGCGGATTATTATCATGACGATGATGGATAGCCTGTTAAATAACGGTCATAACGCGCCGGATTATTCTATTACCGTGGATAGTATTGATAAAAGTGGCGGTATTAAAAAACGGTTGATGTCATTAACCTTGACCGATAATCGCGGCTTTGAAGCTGATCAGCTTGATGTTGAATTGGATGATTCAGACGGTAAATTAGTGCTGCCACGTCGCGGGGCGAAAATAGCGGTTGCGCTGGGCTGGCAAGGGTCGGCGCTAATTGATAAAGGCGTATTTACCGTGGATGAAATAGAACATAGCGGCGCACCGGATAAGCTGACTATTCGCGCCCGCAGTGCGGATTTTCGTGAAACGCTCAATATTCGCCGTGATCATTCTTACCATAAGGCCACTATTGGCGGGATAATTAAAACTATTTCCGAGCGCAATAAACTCACGCCAACTTTAAATAAAGCCATGTCTGACTTAACGGTCGACCATATAGACCAAACCAACGAATCAGACGGTAATTTCATTACCCGCTTGGCGAAACAATATGGCGCTATTGCTGCCATAAAAAATGGCAATCTGTTATTTATTCGTCAAGGCCAGGCGAAAACCGCCAGCGGTAAACTGATTCCGGTGATGACCATTATTCGCAGCCTGGGCGACGGCCATCAATTTAGTATGGCTGACCGGGGCGCTTATACCGGTGTGGTGGCTAACTGGCTGAATACCCGTACCACCGAAAAGCCGGTAGTTAAGGTAAAACGAAAGCGTAAACGTAAGGCGACCAGTACCGCCAAGCCCAAACAGCCAGAAGAGAAGCAGGGCGAATATCTGATTGGTACGGATGAAAATGTGCTGACTTTACGCACCACTTACGCCAGCAAAAACAATGCACAGCGGGCGGCTAAATCGAATTGGGAACGGCTGCAACGGGGCGCGGCGAAATTCTCTATCCAACTTGCCAAAGGACGTGCAGATCTTTATCCCGAAGTACCGATTAAGGTGATCGGGTTCAAAAAGCAGATTGATGAGGCCGATTGGACACTGGTCACCGTTACCCACTCCGTGAGTGATAGAGGCTTTACTACCGCGCTGGAATTAGAGGTAAAAATAGATGATTTAGATATGGAATGATGATTTTTAATCAATAATCACGCATAATTCTCATTAACACCGACCCTAGTCGGGATGATGCCGGAGTCCGGATCATGTTCAATTGTCCCTTATGCCACAGTGCAGCCCATACCCGCAGCAGCAGTCAGGTAACCACCGAAACCAAAGAACGCTATCACCAATGCATTAATGTGAATTGCGGTCATACCTTTGTGACGATGGAAAGCTTTATGCGTTCAATATCGAAGCCCGGTGAGATTAACCCTGTAGAACCTCACCCACAAAATGGTGGGCAAGAAGTGATGTTCTGA